GATGTTGAATTTAATTCAGAAGGTCAAATAGGTGTTGTTGCTACTACTGCTGCTGCTGCTTCGGTTACTGCTGCCCCTATATTAATTAAATTGGCTGAATTTTTGTCAAAATTGGGTATTGATGTAAAGGAAGTTAGCGAAGTCGGTAAAAGAGTATTGGCAAAACAAGTTAAAAACGTGGTAGAAAAGAAATTACAAAGTGATGCAAGGATGGAACAGGCTTCACAGGATGAAGTTGATCGTATTGTGAGCCAAACTGATAATTTTAATGCAGATGGATCTAAAAAAATGAATTATTTGCCCATTGTTATAGGTGGTGCGGTAATTATTTACTTAATCAGTCGCAAAAAATAATTACTTTTCCTTCACCTTTAATATGTATAAAAATTATCCTATTAATGCCAGTAAAAATGCGGAAAAGGGATATGTTTTAAACTTGATGAAAGGAAGTTGCAAAAATGCAACTGGAGTAAAAACAGGAATAAAGTTGATGAATAGGGAAAGTTTGAATGAAAATTTTGTAAAAAAAATATATTCATTTTTAAAAAGAGCAAAAGTGTATGTGGGGGAAATAGATAAATGTGGATATATAAGTTATCAATTATGGGGCGGTGATGAAATGCTAAAATGGTGTGAAAAAACATTAAAAAAATGATAAACTATAAAAAAGAAGAATTAAAATATGAACAAATAGCATTGCTGCTATCGGTTACTGCATTAATTATTGGTTTTTTAAGGTATCAAGCTAAAATAAAACAAACAAAATGACACAGGCACAAAAAATAGCAAAGGAAAAATTTAAAAAAGCGATTGCATACAGGAAAAAAACTGGTGCGACTTTAAAAGAAGCATTTGCATTTGTTTATGGTAAAAAAGTAAGTCCTGTAAAAAAGAAAGCTGCGACAAAAAAGAAAGCTGCTCCCAAAAAGAAGGCTGCTCCCAAAAAGAAGGCTGCAATAAAGAAAGCTGCATCAAAAAAAGTTGCTGCAATTAAAATAATTGAAAAGGGTGAAAATAAAAGTACAAAAGCAAAAGCAACTTACCAGCAAGTAAGAACTAAAAAAGGTACTTATAAAGGTTTAAAGAAACTTAGTGGATTGCATAATAAACGTATTGTAAGTGGTTTGCCATCATATAAAGATCCTGATATGGCAAGGGAATTAGAATTATATGCAGACAATGATTCTTTACTTTATTTTCAACGTAGAAAACCAATACTTATAAATTTAAGTAAAAAATATAAAAAAGGAACTTACGATATTCAAAAGGCTGCAAAACTTTGGAGATATTACATAGATGCTGCATTGGAAAAATACAATAAGGAATTTGGATCAAGAGGGGATAAATGGTATGACTTGATGTCGGTTCCTGATCGTAACTTGTTGGCATTGGAATATGCACAAAACACAAAAGAAGAATTTGATTTAGGTAATTTTACCGAAAAATAAAAATCTTGGGATTGCTCCCACTAAACAAAAAAAAACAAAAAAAATGGCACGTAGAAAAAAAAGGTCTGCACCCAGCCGTAGGAGAAAATCTCGCAAAATGGGAGCAATCGGAAAAAGTTTTATAATGGATGCTGCTGGTCTAGTTGCTGGTGCTTATGCTGCCCGTATTTTGACAAGTTCTGGTAAAATCCTTCCTAATCTTGATCCTAAAATTAAAAGTGCTGCAGTTATTGCCGTTGGTACTTTTTTCCCAAAACTGGTAAAGGGTTCATTGGGTAAAGCTATTGGGGATGGTATGATAGCTGCTGGTGGTCTTGGTCTTCTGCAATCTACTGGTCTTGTAGGTCAAATTGACAACGCAATGGAAATCCCTGTTAGCGTTATGGCTGGTGATGATCTTAGCGTAATCGCTGGATATTCTGAAGATAATCTTTCAGTTATTGCTGGAATGGATGAAGAATATTCATATTAATTAATTTTAAAAAACAAACAAAATGGCAACACAACATGGTCAAAGATTAATATTTGACAACGCAAAGGCACTTGTAAATAATGCTGGTATTTCTGCTGGTCAGGCAGTGCTTTCGCAGTCATATATTCGTAGTGAGGTAGCAATGTCAACTTCAACTACTTCGTATCAAGTTCCTATTCTCGTTAACTCAACTGGTGCAAATACTAACTTTGCTACAAATAACCTTTTGAACCTTCAAGATGCTTTTGTAGTAAGTTCAATAGGTATATTTGTATCTATTCCTGCAACTTCAACTACTACTGCATTTAGGCTTTATACATATCCTAACACAACTGCATTTAGTACCGCTGGTGCTGCTACTGCTTTGTATAATTTGTATAATGGTAAAATGTCGGTTGTTGTAAATAACAGGCAGATTGTTCCTGCATGGGATATTTACAGGCACTTGTACGTTCCGCAAACTCAACAGGATATTTTGGCTCCTACCACAAAACAGGATCAAAACGACGCAACTGAATATGGTTATTATCCAGTTGAACCAAACATTGTTTTGGTAGGATCAAAAAACAACGTGATCAGTCTTGAACTTCCTGGCGCAATTTCAGTACTGGAAGCTGGTACGGCTCCACGTATTGTTGTGATTATGCGTGGTATTCTGGCTCAGAATGTTACTCCAGTTAGATAATTGGAAAAATAAGTATTGGAAAGGGGGATGCCACCTTAAATATAGAACCCCTATTTTTTATTTTCTAAAATAAAACAAAATGAACAAAGTTCAGAATTACGAATTTTTGGAAATTGTTATACCAGCTTCATCTACAGGAACACGCTTCTATGCACCTGATCAACCCCAGCTTCGCTTTACCTCTTTGCTTAATCTTGTTTGTTACACTACTGATACAATTTCAAATAGTGTTTTAAGTGGTAATCCACTTTTAAGTATTGCAAACTTGCAAAAAACTTTTCTTGTCCTTTATTATAACGATAAAGAGTCAGTTAATCGTATTCCTGTGCTGGAACTTAACAGGGTTGTTTCTAATGCTGCGACTGCTGCATTTAGTTTTGATATAACCCCATTTGCTGGTCAACAAATTATTTGGGCTAAGTCATATATTCAAACGCCGACTGCATACGGATCAATTAGTGCATCTAATTTCAGCGTATGTTTTGGTGTATATTATGCCTAATTAATTCACTTTTCCTTCACCTTTAATATTAATTGTATGGCGAATCCTAATAAGGCTTTTTTAACTGGAACTGATGCGGTAATGCAATGGTATGATACCAATGCAAAAACTAATCTTTGGTCAGTAAACGATTCTAAGGGCGATATACTTTTTTATTATTCAGGCAATGATGAAAATGAAGCAAGGGAGCATTTGGAAAACAATTTGCGGATGGCAGAACAACAGGGAGTGGAAGCAACACTAACTTTGAGAATCCATCCAAAAATGCCAAAGTCAGGATATTTTGAGAAAAAAGATACTGGAATGGTAGTTACACATTTTCGCCCCACTTCATTTAATCCAATTTCATATCAACCAATGAATCAAATGGGAGCATATCAACCTAATTTGATGAATGAAATTAATGCTTTGCGTTCTGAAATTGCTGCTTTGAAAATGCAGCAAGATCTTGATGAAGATGAAGAAGAAGAACCTGAAGAAGAAAATTTCCTTGCTGGTCTTATGAAATCGCCACAAATACAGACAATGATACTTTCACAACTTGGCAATTTGTTTGCACCGAATCAAAAGGTTACGCACGTTGCTGGAATACAAACGGAAACAATGACAAAGGAAACCGAAGTTGATAACGAAGAACGTATTTACGAAGCCGTTGAAAGGCTTAAATTAATTGATGATCAGTTAGCAAGTGATTTGGAACTGCTTTGTGAAATGGGTGAAACTGATAAGATGCAATTTAACTTTTTACTTAAAATGTTAAGAAAATAAGTATATGCCTGAAATTACTGCTGATAAGATTATAGGAAAAACACTTTTTGCCAAAAAGAATTTGACAAGGTTAAATTCATCATTGGTAAAAATTGGAACCATTACCGCTGGATCTCCCATTGGTCAGGTTTATTCTTATATTCAAAGAGGTGGCAATGTTTATTGGCAGTTTATTGACTTTAATAACAAGCCTTATTTTGTTTTACACACTCCTGAAAGTTTTAAATTTACTGGGGATGTAAAACAGGCAGTTGAAAAGCAAAAGCAAGAGATTGAAAATATACAAAAACAAGAGAAGGGATCAATACCTTTCTATATTGAAAAATATGGCAAACTAATACTTTTATATGGTGTTGGTGCATATTTGATAGCAACATATATAAAAAGTAGAAAATGAAAAATAAAGCATTAATTTATTTGTTATTGGCTGGTGGGGCAATTTTTTTGCTATCAATGAAAAAAAAGCCTAAAGGATATTCTATTATAGTGCCTGAACCTGAAAAAATTACTGCTGAACAATTTGCTCAACCTTCATTGCTACAAAAAGTTAGCAAGGCAATAAAAAAAGTTGCTCCAGTAGTAAAAAAAGCTGTTGCAAAGGCAAAACAAAAACGATCAATGAAAATTGGTCAATTTCCTGATATGTGCTAAAATAATTTTATTATGCAACCACAACATTTAAAAATAAATATTCAGGATGAAATTTCAGCTGACAAGTTGAAATTAGCATATAATAAGCAAAGATCTGATCGTGCAAGGTATGAACAGGAAAATAGTGTTTCTAAGTCAACAGGACAGGCATTTCAGAAGTATTATGTAGAAACAAAAGTTTATTACACTACTGCCAACATAGGATCTGAATGCAATGAAATTACATTCATAAACAATGGCACTACTGCATTGGTGATAGCTGATGTACCATTACAGGCTAATCAATCTTTGAGAATATCAGGCAATAGGGGGGAAATTGATACTACGCAATACCAATTATCATTTGCCACGCCTATAAACGTAGGAAACCAACTAATCGTAATCCGTAAATTGTACATATAATGATAGTATTGGATCTCTCAATTCTGAATCAGAAGGGAACTCCAATGTTCAATTCTGATACATTTGCCAACCGACCAGCTTTTGGGATTGTTGGTAGAATTTTTATTTCAACGGATACAAAGGAATTTTTTAGAGATACAGGAACCAGCTGGGAACTTATTGGTGGGCCTGGATCAGGTACAATTACAGGATCAGGGGCAGCAACACAAATAGCATTTTGGAATAGTGTAAGTACAATAACTGGATCAAATAATCTTTGGTATGATTCAACAAATAGTTATTTAGGTGTTAATACAAATGCACCTGGTAATCCTTTGGATGTACATGGAAGCATATCTTCGGTAGCTGCATTAAACCAAACAACTGCCACTAACAATACTTTATTATCATTACTTAATTCAGGAACTCCGCTTTGGCGAATTGGTAATTTTTATACTGCTGGGGCAAATGATTTCGGGATATTTGATGTTGTAAATACTTTACAACAATTAACTATTGTTAAAGCAACTGGACAAACTTTTATCGGTGCTAAAACAACTGCAAGTGGTAGATTGGTTGTAAATAGTGCAACTGCTGATGCACATTTGCAAATTGTTGGTGCCAATGCTCCATCAATTAGGATTGATAATGCTGGTTCAGGTGGAACACAAAGATTTGTAATTGGTAATGCAACTGCAACAAATAATTTTATTCAGGGTTCTACTGCTGGTGATTTTTGCATAACTACTGCTTCTGCTGCTCCTTTGTTGTTTGGTATGTGGCAAACTACCAATGCCAGTGAAGTGATGCGGATAACTACAACTAACAATTTGCTGGTTGGATCCAGTGTTGATGGTGGGCAAAGGCTGCAAGTCGCTGGAAAAGTAAATTCAACAGGTTATTTTCTAAATGGGATGACTGCTGGCAATGGTGCTTTATATTGGTCTAGCGACAGGGTTACACTTGCGAATTATAATGTTGGTGGTATTCTTATTTTTGAAGTTAATGGTGGTTAAAATGCAGCTACGATTGATGCAGCTGGAAGTTTTGGTTTAGGTGTTACACCGAGTGCGTGGAGAAACTTATTTACTGCTTTTCAAGTAGGTTATACAGGAGCTTTATATTCAACAACAGTTTCAACGGCAGGGGAACAAGTAAATTTAACATCTAACTATTATCAAGATAGTGGAGGTAATGAATTAAGAATACAAGCAGGTTTTGCTACAAGATATCAGCAAGGTAGTGGAGAACACAGATGGAGTACGGCTGGTACATCAACTGCTGGTAGTTCAATCACTTTTACCCAAGCAATGACGCTTGGTGCCAATGGTAGATTAGGAATAGGAACTGCGAGTCCTGCAACTGCTTTGCACGTTTATAATTCTTCGCAAGGTCTTGCAAGATTTGAATCAACACAAGGAGAAGTTAATATTGCATTAAACAATTCAACTGCATCGGGAAATTTAATAGGAACAATAGGGGCAAACTTTTATTTTTATTCAGCTGGTTCTGAACATATCCGTATCACATCCGGTGGCAATCTACTGATTGGTACTGCAGCTAATGGGGCATCAAAATTGCGTATAGTTGGATTACCTACCAGTGCAGTAGGTTTATCAAGTGGTGATGTTTATAGCAATGCTGGAATTTTAACAATAGTTCCTTAAAAATTAAAAAAACAATATGAAAAAAATTCAATCAATTCAAATTTGGGTTAACGGACAAGAGCAAACAGGATCTTGGTTAGGTGCTTATATTATTAATGATAATTTAAGCGATTCAGCACAATTTTATTGGTGGATATCTGCAAATGGTTCTGAAGCTGATTCAGTTGGTTCTACACTAACAAACGGAAATCTAACCATTGCGGGGCAATCGTATATTGACTGGAATACTGCATCTGATATTAATGAAGATGCCTATGTTTGGATAGCTGATCAGCTTGGATTAACTTTGATCTAATTAATAACAATTTAAATTTTGACAAATGAACGAAAAACAAGCACTTGAAATCATTAAAGCAATTTTGGATCTTGCTACCAGTAAAGGGGTATTTTCTAAAATAGATGAATCTTTTACTGCAATACAGGCATTTAATAAGATTGCGGAAAAATTTAAAGATGAACAAAACGATGCAGTCAACAACTGATCCTACACATATTGCTACGTTTAGCACTATTTTGTTTTCTTTATTGGGGATTCAAAACCTATCTGAATGGGCAAATGTTATTTTTTTGGGTGCAAGTACAATATCCTGTGCAATATCTATTTTAGTTGGTGTTAAACAACTTAAAAAAAAGTAATATGAAAAGAATATTAAAAAATATTAAAACTTCATTGTTTGGTTCCATTGCTGGTGGTTCCCTGATCTTAGATGGCATCCAAGAAAATAATTGGATAACAATAATTGCTGGTATTGCTGCTGCCATTACTGGTCTATTGGCAAAAGATAGTGATGTCCAATAAGAGATACCTATATATAGGTATAGGAGTTTTGCTGATCTTATTAATCGGAAAAAAAGTGAGTGCAATAAATTTAATAAAGCAATTTGAGGGTTTAAAGTTAACTTCCTATCCTGATAGTGGTGGGGTTTATACTATTGGATTCGGCAATACAAAAAATAAAGATACAGGACAGGCAATAAAGCAAGGTGATAAAATAGATCTTGCAACTGCTGAAAGGTGGTTAAAAATTGATGTTGATCAGCGAATTAAATTCATAAAACCACTTATTAAGGTTTCAATTACTGCAAATATGATGGCAGCAATGACCAGTTTAGCATATAATATAGGTTTACAAGCATTTAAAGATTCTAAATTATTGGAAATCCCT